GGACGAAGACAAAGCAAGAAATTGCGGACATTACGACGTCTGGGACTTAGATGTATGGTTTAAAGGAACTTTGACTCCTATCAAAACTTTCCCAGCATTGCTTGAACACATGAAAGATACATATATCAAACAGCAAGTAATTGCTAAGGATTCTGTCTGGAAAGTTGCTCAAGAAAACATTGCCAAACGCTCTATCGAAGACATTAAAAAAGACTACGAAGATCGATACAAAAGAGTTTTAGAGCAAGAGAATCAAAGAATAGCTCCTCGAGTTGTTACCCCAGTAGAGTTAGATTCTGAATCTTCGGAATCTGAAGATGAATCTTCCGACTCTGATACTGAAAACGATGGCACAGTTAATTTGAAAGAATTTCCACGAATGGGCTATTGGCCTCATCCTACAGATGATAAATACAAAAGCCCTGTAGAACTCCGTAAAGCAACTGAAAAACCAAAACCAGCTCACACCCAAATGAAGAGAACCAAGTATGTCCCCAAAGACACTACTCCTAGAAAATCAGAAGATCGTCTTAGAGGAGAAACTTGGGCAGAATACGCTGACAGATGGTTTGGAGCCGTTCCAGGCAATTTTGACCCTTCTTTCTACGGAACTGATGCTGAAACTCAAGAAGACCGAGCCTATTCGGCTATGCGTCTTCAAATGAACGATGCCATGCGTAGAGGATGGGAGAAACCAGTAGCTCAAGACATCGAAGACGAGGAGTTTAGAGAAAAAGAAGAGGAAAAATACAACAAGGTCCACGCCCAAATGATGAGTAACTCGTCAAAAGGTGAAAAGAAGAAAAAGACTAAAGTGTATAAACCTAAAAGCTCTTCAAAACTAGATACTACTAGTCTCGACAATTTCTCTCTCGAAGATCCTAAGCCTAAAAAACGTGGATACTTTAAGAAGAACTCTGAGTACTTTGCTAAATTCGTTACAAAAGGAAAAGAAGCTATTGCCGCTATCCGAACGTCTACTGGCAAACTTACTACATGGGTTTCTGACCAATGGAAAGCTCACCCCCTAAGAAAAGTTATGCTTTTACTTCCTTTATTGGGAATGTTAGGAGGTGTTGCTTACATGTCTTCAGTTTTTCTTAAAGACAAACCAGGAAACGAAAGTCAAGGAGCCCCTACTTCAGGAGGCGAAAATGAACGAGCCATCCGAGTTTCTCGTCGAGGATTTCAGAATCTTCCGAGAAGACAACAGGTTCCAGTTCGCTCAATTCACGGCCAAATGACACAACGAACCCAATGCGTTGCAGACAAGATTAGAAAGAACTTATTTAACGTCTGCTGGCAAAATTCCGAAACTGGAGACTTATCAGGAGGCCTTTATGCTTTGTTTATTAAAAACAAACAATTCCTGATTCCTCACCATTTTTGGATGAGTCGACCCGATGAATTTGATACTATGATGCTAGCCAACAATGAACAAGTTTTCCGATTTAATATCGATGATGTGACTTGCGAACGTGTAGGTGAAGACATTGCCTTAGGTGTCGTGATCAATCCTAGTATTTGTCCTGACTTCCCGTCAATTGTTAACCATTTTCCAGAGACCTATTCTGACAAAATTGATCTATCTCAGATCACTCTAGTTGGACTAAACGAATCCTGGACTGCCAAAGGACAATGGCTCCGCGCTCCTATGTGGTATACACTATCTGGCGACGGAGGCCCTCCCGTGAAATTCCCTGTCGAACGTGGTTTTAAAATATTCCACAGAACTGAAGATGGGACATGCGGTTTGCCCTACTTGGTAGACAATAACAACGTTCCTACTTCTATTTTAGGAATGCACGTAGCTGGAGATTCTGAATCTTCCGGATACGGAGTAGCTCTCACTAGAGCCGATGTCTTATTAGCCTCCGAACAAGCTGCACACGCTCAAATGGGTCATAAGCCAGACTTTCCTGAACGAATTACAATTAGACAACTGACTAAACTAGAAGCTGTTCAGCTCCCAGTCAGAACTAAAATTGTTCCAACCCTCCTTACTACAATAGCTGAAAATAAATATTTCAACGAAAAAGGAGAAGAACTCAAAACCCGCCCAGCTCGACTTACCCCATTCAAGAAAACTGGCGAAGACAAACGAATATCCCCCGTAGACGTAGCAGTCCAGAAACTCAATCGACCTATTATAGCCCCTCTCACGGCTGAAGAAAATCGAGTTATGGACGAAAGCGCCGCTGTGGTTCTAGGTAAACTCCTTGAGTATAAAATACCAGGTTCTACAATTTCCGACCACGAAGCCATAAATGGTGTCAGAGGCTGGGAAAACTTTGGGAAGATTCAGATGCACACCTCTTGGGGTTATGATCCTCACAAAAAAGTTGAAGGAAAAGGAAAATATCCTCACTTCAAATGTACTCTTTGCGGACTCAGTGAATACTGTGAATGCCAAGCTGATCATATACTTAACCCAACAGAACATTCTGAGTACAAAGAATGGGAAGCTCTTTTACGACAAGGAAAACCCGTCCCTCATAAATTTTGCGACTTTCTTAAAGACCAACGAGTGAAATTATCTAAGTGGGAAAATGGCGAAGGTAGATTGTTTTCTGCCTCTCATACTTACCACTATTTACTCGGTCGAAAGTACTTTGCCCATATTATGAAGGCTCTACGAACTGACGCTCCTTTCAACATTTCTTCCATTGGAATTAATCCTAATTCAAATCAGTGGAAAATGTTGTACGAGAGATTTGCTTTCTTCAAACGTATGCTTCCTGGTGACTTCAAAGCTTTTGATGTTTCCATTCAACTAGCCATTCTTGAGAGAATCAAATGGATTGTTGAACACTTCTACGATGGATGTCACGAGTTAGATAATTTAGCTCGACAAACTCTTATTGACCAAACTTACAAAGAGTGCGTCCACGTATTAATGGACTGGGAATATAGCGCCGAAGATGGTTCCAACCCTTCAGGAGCTTTCTTTACCACAGAGTTCAATATCCTGGCTAACTTGTTAGCTCATGTTTTTAGTGCTT